GATGTTTGCCGCCAGCCTGTCGCGCTGCTGTTTGTAATGGTTCGATCTTGCTAGTTCGGCGGAATATGACTTCCCGTATATTTCCCGCTCTTCGTCACGCTGCTCGGTGACGGATGCCAATAAATCGCTTGCACAATCGACCGCTTGCTTTAATCCATCACGCTGCTCGGTGACTTCCTGCATATTGTTGGCATGGTGCATCTCGGCGGCAGCGTATCGAATGCCAAGCATTTCGATTTCCTCCCGTGCGGCGGCTAGCTCGCGTTCAAGCTCTCTGCATAGCTCAGGTCTGACGACTTTGCGCTTATGCACTCCTAGCCTCACTGTGTATTCTGCTTTATCTGTTCTCGGCGTGTCTGTGTTCATATTATCATGGCGGTTGGCATTGTTGCTAGTGAGATCAAATTTTGGAAAAGATCTTCTGTAAGAACGCGCACTTGCGTTCCGTTTGGGTGTTTGTTTTCGGATTGCCAGTTGGTCAGATAATCCTTTGGTGATTCAAACAAGTTTGGAGTTTTCTCAACAAAGATCTGCCCATCTAAGATGACAAGTTTTGGTCTGTCGTTCATAGTTCGTTCTGGTTGGTTGTCCTGAAATTGCAAGCTGGTGAAAAACTAGGCATCCAACACCCGTTTTTCTCCTCAATCGCATATTTAAAAATCCCTGTTGTGGTTTTAACGTAAGCCCAAGCAAAATCATTATTTGTCATCTTTATTTTAACTTTTCCTTCGGGAAATCCAGACAAGGGAAGTAAGGTTTTAACTCCAAAAATGATATTTTGTTTTGTTGTGATTATTGTCATAGTTCGTTCGGGTTGGTTATTTCCCAAGGCAATAGCGTTTCATCTGCTTCATCTTGGCTGTCGCATGATAGGTTGCGGTATTTCTCAGCTAATCTACGGGCTTCGTCGCGCTGCTCGGTTACTTTGCTTAGTTGATCGCTTGCATAATCAATACCTGATCGCAATCCATCCCGCTGCTCGGTGACTGATCTAATTTCAGATGTGAGTCTTTCGGCTTCTGCGTGGTGATCTGCGTATTTGCTCTTTAGAATTGTAATCTCTTCACGGGCGGCGGTGAGTTCGCGTTCAAGTTGTCTCGCATGATCGACCATGTAAAAATACTGTGAAAGGTTTTCCCTGTCTTTTCTTAGTTCGTGAATAACATCCGTTCTCGGCGTTTCTGATTTACTCATGGTCTTTAGGGGTTAGGGATTTGAGGGCTTCGCGGGCGATAGTCCTTACAGCATCCATCCTGTCATGGGGTGTTATAACCCAATCACAATCAGCTAGTTTTTGCAAAGCCACCGCCAGCCTGTCCCGCTGCTCGGTCAGCATCTTGTTTTCCCTCCTCAATACGCAAGTCCACCGTTGGCATTTGTCATGGCAGGTATGGATTCCTGACAAATCTATGCGCTCGATCTTGGCGCGAGCAGCGGTTAGTTCGGTGGTGAGTGAGTTAATTCTGTAAGTGAGGAGATTGATTGACTCCTGATGCGGATCCTCCGCCATTAAGTTTCCTAGTTCTTGTTTCATGTTTTTTGGTTTGGAGATAGTTAATTCATGCGCTGGAGAGCGCGGACGGCGTGTAGCATTCCGCTCTGGGTGTCGCTTTTCTCGCGGAGTGCCTCGGCGACGGCGTCGTCGATCGTTCCTGCGCAGATCAGTCGATAGATCAGAGTCTCGGCGGTTTGTCCAGTTCTAATGAGCCGAGCGTTGGTCTGAACGTAAGTTTCATGCGAATAGGTGAGACTGACCCAGATCGCTATCCGGCAGGAGACTTGCAGACCGTCGATGCCGTGGCTGAGAGATCGAGGGTCAGCGACCCAGACTGGGATCTTGCCAGCCTTCCAGTCGTCGAGGTTGCGCTCGTCGAACATCCTCGCACCTCGGATCGCATCGAGGACTCTGGCGGACTCGTGCTTGAATGCGCAGAGGACGAGGACAGGCTCGCCTTGGTGCCTGTCGAGGACGCTACGGAGTGCGGAGATCTTGGCGGTATGAACTGGCAGGACGTTGCGGTCGGCATCGTAGACGGCGCCGCTGGTGAGTTGCAGGAGCTTGTTGACCAGCACGCCGGCGGATGGTGCGGTGATCTCGCCATCCTCGATCTCGGCGAGCATCTCTTTCTCAAGCGTCTTGTATTGCTTGCGAGCCTCGGCTGGCATGACTGCCGGGATGTCGATGACGCTGGAGGCTGGCAGGTCGGTCGGGTCGCCGACCATGACGAGCGCGAGGTCAGCGAGCTTGCCATCGATCGCCTCCTTTGATCCTGTGACCAGTTTGTAGGTATAGCCCATGTAGTCGGCAGGGTAGAAGTAGGCGTCGCGGTAGCCGGTGAACGTGCGACCGAGGCGGTTGCCGTCGTCGAGCATCTTGACCTGCATGAAGAGATCGAGGTAGTTGTTCGGGATCGGTGTCCCGGTCAGTCCCCAGCGGCGCTCGATCGCGGCGAGGTGCTTGTGCAGCGCCTTGAACCGCTTCGACTGTGGATTTTTGGCGAGGCTGAGTTCGTCGATGACCAGCGTGCAGACCGGACAGGTGAAGTCTTTGCGCTTAGGGAACATGAGAGGCAGCCGGTTGGGTAGGAGTTCGGAGTTGATGAGGTAGATGTCGGCGGCTTGCTCATGCCATGCTTTCAGCCCTGCTGCGGTCCGCAGGTTAGCGACGCGCATCCATCGGGTATGCGCCCAGCGCTCGACCTGCGCTGGCCATGTGATCGAGCAGACGCGCAGCGGTGCGACGATGAGCGCAGCCTTGAAGTCGCCGATGGTTGCCAGCGCGTCGAGCGCGGTGAGCGTGACGACCGTCTTGCCTTTCCCCGGGCTGACGAACAGCGCAGCCCTGTCGTTGTCGAGCAGGTGATCGATCATCGGCAGTTGGCTAGGGAAAGGCTGGAAGGTTTCGGTCATAGTAGCGTTTTATTGTCTTGTGCTGCTTGTATGCGAGAGGTCGCGATTTCCAGATACTCAGCATCGCGCTCGATGCCGATGAACTCGAATCCTTCAAGTATTGCAGCCTTGCCGGTGGAGCCGCTGCCCATGAACGGGTCAAGCACCACGCCGCCGGGCTGGGTGACGAGGCGGCAGAGATAGCGCATCAGGGCGGTAGGCTTGACGGTGGGGTGGTGGTTGCGACGAGGGCGGTTTTCTCTAACTCCCGTGCCGTCACCCTTGCTTGTGTTTATGTCGCCTCGTCCGTGCCCTTCAGTGATACAAATAATTCGCTCCTCCATCCCCTCGCACCCCTCATCCCGATCCTTCTTGCTTGCCTTGGCGCAGTAAAAGAAGCGGGCGGCGGAGCCTGAATCTTTCATTTCGATACGAGATTCGCGTTCCTCTGGTGATACAAAGCCACTAGAGCCATGCTTCTTTGGAAACGCACCGCCTGATGAGGCGGGAAACAGCCCCACCACCTCGTCGCTGCCGTCGTGGATGAAGTTGGCTGGCCAGCGGCCTTGCAACTGCGTCTCAACATCTTGCCCGCCGCTGCCAGTGTTAAAAATTTTGGCGTTTCTGCGAGTAGGGAATGTGGGGCTTGGCTCCGTCCCCACCCGACACCCATCCACATTGATCGCCCCCGTCCCATGCTCCAGCACGTTCGCCGCCACGGTCTTCTCACCGAGTGGCTTGCGGGCTACGGTGATCGGCTCCAGCGCGGGCTTTAGCGCGGTTCCCCAGCCTTGCCATTGATGAGCGGCGGAGGTTGCGGGGGCGGTGATGGTGCGGATTCCTTCACCTTCCGTTGTCAGCCCTCCGCTATATCCGCTCACACTGTCGCCGCTGTTTCGTTGCACGTGGCCTTCTCCATAGATCGCCGCACCTACCGCTTCCCGCTCAACCCCCGCCGCCTTGTCAATAGCCTTGCTCACATCCAGACTTTTCGGAAATCCGCTGCCATATACCCAAGCAATCATGTCGCGTATCTCAAACCCGGCATCCTCAATCCTCACCGCCATCCGATGCTGCGTCCTCGTACCGGCGAACGCCAGCAAGTGACCGCCCGGCTTCAGCACGCGCAAGCATTCCTCCCACACTTCCACGCTTGGCACATCGTAATCCCACTTTTTGCCCATGAAGCTCAGACCATACGGCGGGTCTGTCACAATCGAATCCACGCTGCAATCAGGCATTGCCCGCAGCACATCTAAACAATCTCCAAGTTTTAGTTCGTATTTCATATAAATATCCTGTCGATGAGTTTCTTGCCGTCGGGGATCGAGTCGCACCACATGGCGTTCATGCCTTGGTTGGTGAGGTCGATGAGCCACTTAATCTGGAGCGCGGTCGGCTTCTTGCCTTGAGACTTGAACTCAAGGAAGAGGTGCTTGCCGTCGCGAATGAATAGCCGGTCTGGCTGACCGCGCTGATTCATCCCGGCGAGCTTGAGCGTGATGCAGCCCTTGGTCTTCGCATACGCGCAGACCGCCTTCTCGATGGTTGACTCTCTCATGGTGCTTCCTCCCGTGCTTTAAGCATTGCGTCGGCTACTTCATAAGACCATGCCGCGATCATTTCCACGCTCCTGTTCTTTTCATTAGCTGTAAGCAATGCAGGGATGTGATTGAGTGCTTGACCTGCAAAGTAGTCGCGCAGGCTCATTCCAAAGGTGCCGAATTGAATCTGCCCGTTTGGGTGAATGAAATCCGGTGAAGGAAACGCTGGTCCGCCGTCGTATGGTGGTTTGATAAAGTTGCTCATCGGCTCGAGACGATTGGTTTTTTGAATGCGCGGATGCCGGGCATAGCTACAGCAAATCCGTTGGATTCCAACTCTTTGAGAGCTGTAAGGATTGCTGCGCGTTTGAGTGTTATTTCGCAAAGATCTGGCTCGGCAGCATAAAATGCCTCAATCCTCACGACCTCGAAGTCCCACGCGAACCGGATGCCGTCGGAGAGTTTGGTCGCGGCGACCTCGTTGCTCGCTTGGAGCTTGTCGGCGAGAGCCTTCTTTGCGGCGATGACTGCGGCGATCCCGCCGTTCTCAGCCTCCTCCTTCGCTGCCCGAGCAGCGTCGAACGCCTTGCGCTCTTCCGCCTCCTTCGCTGCTTTGATGCGCAAGACCTCCTCGGCATGGTCGCCGACAAGCTTCTTGATGCGGTTCTCCTCGGCGACGATCTCGGCTAGGAAGTCGGCAGCGGCTGCGTCGATCATCTTGCCGATCCGGTTGACCGGCTCCTTGACGAGCTTGCGTGACTTCTCGACCTCGATCCGCATCGCGGCGAGTGAGCGTGTCTGGAACTGAGCGCGACCGCTCTCGTCGTTGC